ACAGCTGTTGCCAGGATGTCGGCCAGGTTGTCGGTGCTACCTGGTGCTATCTCATGGGATTGGTTGGTGGGCTGGGGGGGTTCTTTAAAAAGGTTGTCAGACTTGGGGGCATCCCATGAAAGCGCCGAAACTAATGCCGCTTTGCTGGCCATGACGATTTCTTTACCGGTCATGCTGTGGCTGTTGTTGTTCCGGGCGTAATCCCTTAACTGTTTAACTGTCAAGGTTTCAGCCTGTGTCATTGTGAGTAAGGCCATAATCCATTCCTCTTATAAGGGTTGGTGCGCTTTGCTGGATGCGTTGCGCTATTCGGTACGATTTAAAGATAGTGACTATGGTTCATATTGTCAAGATAAAAATTGATAATAATTAAATTAATTTGCAAGGGGTTGATATCGCTTGGCATTCGGGGTGAAATAAATGTGGGGCGGAAAGCTAAGGTTGATACGTTAGCCTTCCCATATCCAGGATGTGGGAATTATATTAGACAAGAAAAACGGTTGACAGACCTATAACTTTAAGTTATGGGTTGGGCTATTCATAAGCTCAGGTTATGGGTTACGTTTTTGTAGTTTTCAATTAGGGGTTAATTATTTTGGCGACTGCCGAACAGTTAGCAGAGCTACGTTCCAGGAAAAAAACACCCGGCAGGCCGCCTGGCGCTGTGGGGAAAGTTACTAAAGACCTGAAGAAAGTCTACCTAAAAGCCTTCGATAAACTCGGTGGTCTCCAGGGGCTGGTGGAATGGGGCGAAACGAACCCAGACCTCTTCTATTCCCAGATATCCAAGCTACTACCTAAAGGCCTTGAAATCAAGTCAGATCAAGAGCTTACAATCAATATAATCAGCAATATCCCGGAACCCCTGCCCCTGCCTGCTGAGTATGCCCGTGTGGTGGATTCGGTCACTGTTAAGGCCTTGCCAGAGCCCAAGGATAGCTCACAGTGCAAGGTAAAGGTGTAGGCCATGCCTGGGTATGCACCGTATATAAGGGTGTGTGCCTGCGTGTTGTGTGCATGGTGTGTGCTACCCATGTGCTATGTGGTGCAGCAGGCCTACGTTGACGGTACTTATGACGGTACTTATGAGATACCATATGGTTGGGCCTAGTCATATCAATAGGTTACATGCTCAATTGGATAGCTGTGGTGTCCATCACATTGTGCGTGGTGCCTGGTAGCACGGAGGTAGCATGGCCACGGGCCTGTTAGATAAGATGGAGCGTGTGAGATGCTGGATTGATGGGTTGATGATGGGAAGGGGAACAGGGTATAAAAGGCGATCAGACGGATTGCGAAACTGCATGGGTACTATATATGCCACCCACGCCCACGACCCCAAAAATCGACTTTTTCCAAGCAAATCCCAAAGCCACGGGGACCCGCTATCGCCCCCAAATTTTTTATAGAAAAAAGGGGGTGAAGCGATGGATAGCGAATGGCGAGGAACCGGGGTGCCTATTTTTGATGTAGGGGATACGCAGTCAAGGATGGAAACGGTAGAGGTTGTAAGAAGCCCAATAAAAGAATTGAAACTTAAATTCAACGGATATGTGTCTATTGGGTCAACGATATTTGACACTACACCTGACGCAGCAACGGATTCAGGGGAAATCGAAATCCCTACGGTGTGCCTTGATGGGGACTTTACGATTGAGGATTTGGAAGAGATTTTAATTCTGTTTAGGGAGTCAGATGACTGACATAGCCAGAGGATTTCACCACCGGATGTTAATTTGGGCGCTGCGTGTTCCCAAGATACAGATATATATTTTCAGCCGAACCAGGCTCAGCCTTTACGAGCGTCACACATCTCCGTCTATGCGATTATTTGGGGACTGGGGTGGGAGGTATGACGAGGGTCCTTGTGAATGGACTTTCCAGAATGGCGCGAAGATTCATCTCTGCGCTTCGCCTGAAGAGAAGGATGTTTATTGGTATGCGGGTAGCGAGATGGATTTACTGGCATTTGATGTTCCGGCTGAGTTCGAGGATTTCCAGTTTGATTATTTGAGGACTAGGGTGCGCATGACTACTGACATTGACATCTTACTCCAAAACCGTCTGCCTGGGATTATCCTTGGCAACGAGCCTGTAGGGAGATGGGTAGACGTTTTGGGTCTAGGCCATGACTGACATAGACTTTGGATACACGCCCCAGCCGAAGCAGGAGCAGCTTCACAAGAGTGTTGCGAACGAGGTGTTGTTTGGTGGCGCGGCGGGGCCGGGCAAGAGCTTTGCACTGCGGTTTGAAGCGTTGGTATGGGCCATGCGGATACCTGGTATCCAGGTTTACCTGTTTCGGAGAACGTACCCGGAATTAGAGAAGAATCATATTCTGCCGAGCAGGGAGATATACCCGAAGGGCCTGGGGGAATACAAGAGCGGGGACCGGCGTTGGCAGTTCAAGAACGGCAGCATGATTCACTTCTGTCACTGTCAACATGACTCGGATGTGTTCAATTATCAAGGGGCAGAGATAGATTTGCTTATTATCGATGAATTGACTACGTTCACGGAGTTTCAGTATGATTACTTGAGGGGTCGTGTCCGTTCGACGAGGGACATACCGCAAGAATACAAGCACAAGATACCCGGTATTATCTGCGCCAGCAACCCTGGTGGGGTAGGGCATCAATTTTGCAAAGAGAGGTGGGTGGACTTCATTGGTGGGGCTGGTGTGAAGAAAGCCGCCAAGCGCCAGGGTGGTATGCTGAGGGAGTACATTCCGGCCAAGCTGTCTGACAATAAGATTCTGGAGGAGCGCGATCCGGACTACATTCACCGGCTGGACGCCCTGCCGGAACCGTACAGAACGGCGTACATGGAGGGTGACTGGGACATCTTCATTGGCCAGGCGTTCTCATTTACCCGCATGCACCACGTTGTCAAGCCGCTGCCGATACCGGATTACGCGCCATTATACATGACATTTGACTGGGGGTACGGTGCGCCTTTTGCGCTGCTGTGGTTCTGGGTGGACGCGGACAACCGAATCTACGCCTTTGCGGAGGATTATGGGTGGAACGGGACGCCGAACCAGGGGCTACGGCTGACGGACAGCCAGATTGCGGAGCGGATTAAGCAGAAGGAAGAACGTATGGGGATATGGGGCCGGGACATTCGCAGGCTGGCGGGAAAGGACTCCTTTAGTAAGAAGCCGGATTACATGGGTGGTGGTCAGGGCCCCAGCACGGCGGAAGTGTTTTCCAACCACGGGATATACATTGCCCCTGGGGACCCGAGCAGGATTCTGAAGATTCGGCAGGTGCATGAAAGATTACGTTTGTTCGATGATATGGCGCCCATGCTTCAGGTTTACGATATTTGCGAACAGGTGATTAGGACCATACCTCTTTTGCAGGCTGACGATGCTAATCCGGAGGACATTGATTCCCATTCTGAGGATCACTGCCTCACGGGCGATACTTTGGTTGACACAGATATGGGGCAAGTCCCTATCCGCAATTTAGTTGGAACGTCTGGGAACCTACTTACCGCTGGTGGTTTTTTCACGGAATACCGGAATTGCAGGAGGACTCGCCGTAATGCTGAAATCCTAAAAATAACCTTCGATGATGGTAGGTCAGTGTCGTGTACGCCGGACCATAAATTTTTAATGAATAATGGCACTTGGGTCCAGGGAATGGACTTGACAAAGGATAGCCAAACGTGTATAAGCATACCTAACGGTAAATATTTATCTGGAGGTATGCCATGGAAGTCAACATTATCAGCAAAACAACCCAAGAGTTTAATGGGGTTCGATATTGGAGAGGAGGCCCATATTACGGACGCAAAGGGAAACGGCTTCATCGTGTTGTATGGGAATACCATAATGGGCCGATTCCAGATGGTTGGGCGGTACATCATATTGACCATGATAAACTCAACAACCAGATTGAAAACCTGGATATCCAAAACAGAAGAAAACACATGTCGTATCATTCAAAACTTCGGGACCATACCGCATGGCAGGAGGCTATGCGTAGAGGGGCCGCCAAGTGGCATGGCAGCCCTGAAGGCATTGAATGGCATAAGAAACACTATGAAGATTTCAAACATCTTTTGCATGATAAAACCCATGGGAATGTATGCGAGCGATGCGGGAAG